AACATTATGAACTATGGCTCCAGGATATTCTCCTTGTATTTGTTCTGCGAGTTCATTTTTAGAAAGCATTTTGCCTTCTACTTCTAAACGATAAAGTTTACCTTCCCACATAACATCGGCAAAGAAAGACTCTTGTGCCTGCTCTGGTTGAGAAGTACCTACATTTAGGGTTCCGTTGAAATCACCATTGATGGTGATACTTTCTGATAGAAATTGTTGAAAACTTTTCATTAGCATTTCCAGCGGCGACGTGCTTTACAAATTGCTTTGTCAGGGGTTTTGGAACAATCAATGTTGTGCATATCTTGCTGCCCCTTAGAGCGTGAGCAGAAGGATTTTCTGCGCTTGGCATCCTTACTACCTGGTTTTGGATCACCAGTTACAGCAGTCTTAAGTTTGGAACCCGGGTTCTCACGGCGATATGCCTTAACTGCTGCAGGGCTCATTCCATCAGTTTTGTCTGACTTATTAACCTTTTGCCAGTCTTCCATAAACTGACTAAAAGATTTATTTCCCTCTTTCACACAACGATTATAAGTTTTACCAAAGAGTTTTTGAGTTCCTGTTTTTTTATAACCTTTCCAACATTTTTTACCTTCTTCATCAATATATTCACCATTTAATTCATACGATGCTGAAAGATCATTTGCAGGTTTTAAATCCTGTTTTGGAATAATAACCTTTCCACCAAGTCCTTGACGATCAATCATTTGTTGAAGAGTTTTATGGGGTTTATTCGTTTTAACTCCAATACTTTGCTCTGTTACTTCTCTCCAATCAGAACAAACGTTTCCTTTTGATGGCTTTAGTGGTTCTGGTTTAATAATATCAATAAACTGAACATAATCGTTTCCATTCGCATCTTGGACCACAACAGATTCATCAACATTGTGCTCACCACTTTCTACATAATCTGCTGCAGTATCAATATAATCTGCTGCCTTTGTGATTTTTGATTGAACCCAAGCTTCAATATTACCCTCACCCTTCATTTTTTTCTTCAATCTTCTTGCAGCAGAAATAATTGTAGAAAGTTCAGAACGAGCCATTGAGTACTCGTGATCTTTTTCTTCGTTCGTGCTATTTCCCCAATTTGCCGCACCAACTTTACGACATTTAACAAGTGCTCCTGATGCATATGCACTTGGCCAAACATCATATCTTGACTTTACCTTATGATAGCAGGCATCCTTTTTACCACTACCTTTACCTGGTTTATCCTTTGCTTCTTCCAGTTCAAATTCTTCTTTTTTCATTTTAGGTTTATCCGTAGAAACATAAGTTGGTTTTGCAGCCCCAGATTTTTCTTGCTGACCAGGATCCTTTCTTTTTTTTCTTCTGGCAGCAGCAATTCTTTCTGCTTTTGACATACTTGCTCTTTTTGCTGAAGATACGCATTTGGGTACACCCTCACCAGGTTTATCACTAGCACAAGTTCCACCAGTAACTACATTTACCCAACCACTTTTACCATCTTTTGATTTGGATTTACCAAACCAATCACGAAGACCCTCTTCAGAAAGTTTCTTCTTTTTTCCTTGGCAATGGGCTCTCTGCGAAAATCCCTTAGGATTATCACAATTAATTGACTTTTTATATTTGTCGGACCAGCCCATCAAAATATTATGTTATTCTTTATTATTTAGAAAACCTTGTTTGAGTAGTTTTGAAAGTTCTGCTGTAGAACCAACAAACAGTGCATTATTTGTGACATTGTTTGTTGTTGTTTTTTCAGATTGATCTTCAATATCTTTCATTTTTTTCTGAAGATCAATTAACTTGTCGGTTGTATCAGCAACACTTTTAATTAGTTGACCAGCAACCTCATATGCTCTTGGACTTGCACCTTCACCAGCAACTTCTAAAATTCCATTAATTGCTTCTTGACCTTTTTCAATTAATGAATATAATTGTCCTCTACTGTATTCATAATCTTTTTTAATGTCATTCCTTTCATTTGGAATTTTTTCTATCTCTACAGTTTTCTTTTCAACTTCAACTATTTCAGTCTCGGTATTTAAAACTCTACTGATGCTTTCAAATTCTTCTGACATAATACTTACTATAAATCAATTTGTCTTGTTGGACTAAAATCTTGTCCGTTGTCAAAGAAGTCCAATGACTCATTAAATCCAAAATCATCGCCTGGAGCAATTAGTCTATCATCTGCGGCACTCAATACCTTAAGTTGATTTCCAGAATTATGTGTTTGGGCAATAGTTCCACTATATGCTCTTTTCACAGTAATACTATTACTTGTAAGTGAAGTAATCTTCATTATTTCACTATTAAGAATGATGCGATCTCCAGTTGAAAGTGTAGAAGTATCATTAACACTTATATTAGTTTCTGTAGTAGTTACATCTTCAGTGATGATGGATCCAGTATCATTGTCATAATCTTTCTTTGCTGTTGGAGTAGCAACATAACGCATTTCCCTTGTCGCTCTAACAGTGTCTGTACTACTGTAGTAATCAACTTGAACCTTACGAATAAGACCTTCTGTGCTGTCAGCAATTGGACCAAATAGATATGTTTTGGCAGTAAATTGTAATGTGTAAATTAGTGCTCTTCTAGTAGAGAAATCTCCCTCATAATCATCTTGAAATCTTATTGTTTCAAGAACAATTGGAATATCCCTTTTTTCTCCAATTGAATCTATCAACTCAACTGTTATATTAAAAGAAGGTTGAAAATATGGAAGAATCTGCTCAATGATTTGTAGGGCATCATCATTTAATTTTGTCAAAATATTGAGTTCAAATCCAATATTATATGGAACCGGCATATAAACTTTTTTGACTCTATTATTGTCGTCTACTGCCTTAAAAGTTTGAGTTACTGATGCTTTTCTTGTCGGATCATATTCAATACTATTCATTTCAAATGACATTCTAGGCAGAGTAATTTGTGTTGCCTTGTTTAAATCTGCCTGCTGCTCAATCCTTGCTAAAAACTTTTGCATAGGACCATATGCAAGAGGAACTCTCATCTCGCTAATGGTATTATCCGTCGAATCTTTGTGCTTAATGTAAATTTGATTAAATACAGTTCCGAAAGATATGACAGTCTTGCGAAGTATTTCGTGATAAAAATAAGTTCCTAACATCAATAACTACCAAATGGATTTGATTGACTAAAATCTAGAATCAGATCTGCCTCTTCTTCTATCTCGTCGTTTTGATCATATTTATCGTAGATGTCTCTTTGGTCATATGACTTAATAGAGAATATTGCCGAAGATGCTGCACCAACAAGACTTTCTCCTAAAGTAAATGGTCCATTTACATTAGAAACTTTCAGAATATTAGTTTGGTCATTCCACTCCTTAACCCTTGCTCTAGTTCCAGAAGATGATGCAACAACTTCTTCATTAAATTGATATGTTCCTATACCAGTGATAATTGGTGGATCTGCGATAGTAATTGTTGGTGTAGAACTATATCCAATACCAGGATTTGTGATTCTGATGGCAGTCACTACACCACCAGAAGAAATAACAGAAATTGCTGTAGCAGTTGTGAGACCGACATTATTATAGTTTTTATTTGCAGCACTATTGCCAATACTTACTGTTGGTGCAGAAGAGTAACCAGAACCTGGATCAGTTATACTAATGCCAGTAACAATACCAACAGAATTTGTATGTGCAACACCTTTTGCGGTTGTTCCAACACCAACTGGTGAGGAGAATATTACACTGACAGTTGTTGATGGTAAGTAGAAGTTTCCTCCACTAAATACGGTTGCTCCAGTAACTGATCCAATACCATTAATAGTTGCATCAGCTGTTGCTCCTGCTCCAACTGGAGGCGTGATAGTCACTGTTGGGGCAACTGCATATCCAGAACCAGCAGAGTCGACAGATAGTGAAATAACCCCACTTTGAGTTGGTTCAATAGAGCAAGTTGCTGCAGCACCTGTTCCACCACCACCTTCAATATACATTGTTGGTGCAACAGTGTATCCAAAACCAGCATTAGTCAATAAAATTTGCTGTATAGATCTAACCCCGGCACGAGTTGTTGTTATTGCTACAGCGGTAGCCGTACTACCTGTAATTGGAGGTGCTTCTGTAAATCTAATAGTTGGTGTCGATGTATATCCACTACCATCATTATTTAAGAATATCTCTCTCACATATCCACTATTAATTGTGGCAACTGCTTGTGCAGTAACTCCAATTCCAGAGAGAGAAAGTGAAGTAATAAATCCTTCTTTTTGTATCTGAGTATCAATTTCATTGATGGAAGTATCAATAACTTCGTCTTCATATTCAAAGAGTTCACATTTTAATTGATAAACATAATTTTTACCTAATTGATAGAATGGATCTTCGTGTTCAACAAACTTAACTTCAAATAGTCTTTGTCCTAATGGGAAATAAACTAAGTCTCCTTCTCTTGGTCGAGTAGATAAACTTATTTCAGCGTCATCTTCCGCATCAAGAAACGGTGAAATAAAATCTTCAAATCTTTCTTTTGAGATTGTAATTGTTAATTCATCTCTAAGAGACATTCCAAATTTTGTTAGAATATCACCAGACCCAGAATATCCCTCATACGTATTCACATAGGCTTCTATAATATAACTATCATCAAATTTAGATGATTGTATTTCTCTAAGTATAGTATCTTTTCTTACGATTTTTCTTGGAATGTAAGTTACATCGACGCCATATATTCTCAGTTGCTCGTTAATCAACTCCTGAACAAGTCTTTGCTCAGTCTGCGATCCTTGAAGAAAGAAGGGATTAAGTGCCATTATTATCCAATCATATCCAGAGGTGGTAATTCATGCTCAAGCATCATAGTTTCCTTGAGTTGTTCTAATTCTCTTTCAGCATCCTCATATAACTCTCTTCCATTCAATTCAATTCCACCAGGAAGTTTTACCCCCCTAAACTTAATTAAATTCTGACCCCATTGTCTTTTAATCAATGCAGTCAAATATTTTTTCACAAAACTATCATTATATACTCCAGCATAATCGCTTGGATCTAAAATTCTATAACAATCAATAACCAAATAATTTCCTACTGATTGTTGATTCCAGTCAATATCTAAATATAATCTATCTTGTCTCTTATTATATCTAATTTGCTTGTCCGTGGTTAATAGAAAATCAATATCTTCCAAATAACTCTTTGTCATTGAGTATTGGAGTAATTCTACAGAATTAAAATAATAAAGATCGTTTAAAAATAGTTGATACTTAATACTAAACATTCCACCTGATATAGTGCTAGTATCAAATTTAAATACTTTTTCAATACCAATTACAGAATCTGGAATTTGTATAAAATTCGAGTTTTCATAAAAATTCGAAGTAACAGATCCGTAACCACTAACTGAAGTAGAAGTTGCGGTTGTAGTTACAATGCCAACCCCACTGGTTCCAGATGCTCTTCCCCTATCAATATCATTTTGACTAATTTGATATTTTAAATATGTCCTCTCTACTCCATCAAAATGACGCTCTTGAAAATATTGAAAAGCATCATCAACAAGGTCATCAATTTGATCATCATCGACGTTGATTTCTAAAACAGGAGCACCAAGTCTCCTTAAGCAATAATCAATAAGTTCTTGTCTTGTTGATGGTTTTGCCATTATTCAACCTCTGAGTTCTGATAATCATCAGATTTTTTAGATGATTTTTGTTTTGGGAGGGAACCCTGTTCCCTCCTTGCATCGAGCAATTGTGCCAGCAAATTTTCCTTTTCAGATTCAAAATCTTTAGTTAAAGATTGCAATTTTGCTTCTAGTAAAATGTTTTGGTTTGTCAGTGCTGCTATTTTTTGATTATAAAGACCAACTAAAACATTAATATCAACTTCACTATTCATAACTTTAGAATGTTCCTCCGTCAATCGTTGTTGTCCAAACAGGTCTGTCAGTATATGTAGTAGAGACATTGGTAGGAACAATTGAGATATTAGTTCCTTCCTTCAGAAGATCATTTGTAGTATCAAATGTTCCCTGAACTCCAATTAGAGTAACAGTATTGCTGCTCGAAGTGCTGGTTTTTACCATACCATAAGCAGCGGCATTATTTGCCTGAGTAATTTGTTGCCCAGCAGAGAAACTATGAGTTGAATCGAGAGTAAGAACAACTTCAGTTACAGCTGTCATAATCTGCGTCGATGTAAACGTCGCAGATGATGGTGCTGTTGTGGATCTTTGTAAACCAGTACTATCAAAGTAAACAATACCGTGGGTTGAGAAATCTCCAGATTGGTAGTAAATACCTCTAATATCTAAGAATCCTTTAGTTCCAGATACTACACTATTGGTAATGGATGCATCTGGAATAAATGTCCATCTTCTGCTGTCATCTGCATGAGATTCAAAAACACCACTGGTTGCAATTGAGTTGTCATCAAAACCAAAGAAACCAGTTTTATTATTGCTAGTTCCACTGCTTGTGTTATAATTGAACGAAACACCTCTGTCAGTGTTTGTATCAAATGCGTGGGTAATTGTTAGTTGAGTTGAAATTCCAATCTGGGCAGTTGTATTTGCTGCAATAGATACAATCTTTGTTCCAGAATTGTAATAAAGAATAGTTCTATCTGCAGCAAGTGCAGGAAGACCAGTAACACCAGCATTATCAATAACATCACCAGTGTTAATGCCAACAACCGAATCTAAAGTAATTTCTGTAGTTCCAGAACCAACAACTGCCATTACGGTTCTGACACTTGTTACATCACCAAGATTCAGAATTGGTTCGTTGACTGTAACAGAACTTGAGTTTACCGTTGTAGTTGTACCATCAACCTGAAGGTCACCCTTAATAATAACGGTTCCCTCATTGCTTAATCCATCTGGATATGGGTCGATATAAAGTGTATTTCCATGACCAGATTTGGTTGAGATGATATTGGAACTAATTCCAACAGCATCAAACTGGGCACTTCCAACATTTACAAAAGAACCAGTATGATTTATTGTTCCGGTAATTGTGACAGTATCACTATCAGCATTACCGAGTGTAGTATCACCATCTACTGTTAGATTTTGCTGAATTACTAAATTACCAGCAAAAGTTGTATCTCCACTAACAATAAAATCTGCACCAACATATAAATCACTTGCAATACCAACACCACCAGCAACTCTTAAAGCACCTGTAGTGGGGCTAGAAGCATCTGTAGTTGCTGCAATAGATACAAATGATGTATTGGTAGTACTTTCAAAAGTAACGGATGTTGGTGAAGACTGAGCACCAATTGTAACCGTCGTTGCATTTGGTACATCAAAAGTTGCATTGTTAATTGTTGCAATTCCTGTATTTGCACCAATATCAATTGCAACTCCAGAACCAAATGCATTAATATGGGTTACAGTAGAATCAAAAAGATTTAATGATGTATTATTACTTGTAACATCTCCACCATCAATATTTAAATCTCCATCTAAATCAACAGTGGCATTATGAATAGTTGTAATGCCAGTAGTAGTACCAATATCAATGAACTCACCTGCACCTAGAATATTTGCGTGAGTTACTGTTGAATCAAAGAGGTTCAGGGTAGAAGTGTTTGATGTTACATCCCCACCATCAATATTTAAATCTCCAGTAATATCAGTATTTCCACCGACGTTGAGATTTTCTTCAATACCTACACCACCTTCAACTACAAGAGCACCAGTGTCTTTATCGGTTGAAGAAGTTGTATCACTAATTGTAATTTGAACGCCAGAAGCAAAATTCCAATCAGCACCTTCTACCTGAATCTTATCAGAAGTAGTCTCATCATAATACATTCTGGCATCATTATCTGTGCCAAATTGAAACTCAATATTATCTGCGACTCTAATGTCCGCAGTTGTTCCAGCGCCACCTCTTTCAAAGAATATTGCATCTTTAGCAGTATCATATGATAGTCTTATATCATCACTAGTACCAAATTGCAATTCGTCATCGTCTAAGAACTGAACTCTACCAGTTCCATTCGGAGTAATAGTGATATGACCATCAGTATCTGTAGAGGTAAGTGCATTACCATCCAATCTTAAATTATCTACGTTCCACTGATCGACTTTTCGGTTCTGATCGACAATCGCTACGAAACCATTTGCCGCAGTCGTTGCGTTTGCAGCAGATGCAACAGAACCTGGAGTGTTGCTTAAAAGATCTGTGTAGTACTGACCACCAATCAATTGAGGGTTACTGGAACTATCACCAATAAAGAATCTTTGTCCTCTATTTGCTTGAGTACCTCCACCAATAGTATACGCTAATTCACCATAATTTAATGTTGATGGTGCAGAAGTACCAGTAGATCTTTTGACCCTAATGATACTTGCCATTAAAAGCTACCTCCGTTAATGTCTAAATTCTGCGTAGTTCCTGGTGTTAATTCTAAAGTCGCATCCCATTTATTTGTTGTAGAATTATATACTAAGACCATACCATTAGATAAATTTGTGGCATTAATGTCACTCAAACCAGACAAAGTTCCTGAGGTGTCTCCAGTGATAGATGAAACAACTTTTATTGAATTTTTTTGTCCTACTCTTACTTTAATGTCTGCCATTAGAGTTTTTTCACTGTTTTTGGGGTTTTCACAAGGAACATATAAAATTCCGTTTAATGGTCAGGATCTAAAATATATTTATACTAGCAGTTTTCTATGAGTTCAATGCCCAAGAAGTAACGACTTCTTGTTGCTTTAAATATAATTTTACATAAGATTTTGCTATAGTCCTCAAAGTTTCTATAGAATCGCATTGATCAATTTCAGATGCATATTTAAAATATTCAAAACTTTTGCTTAAGTTTTCTAGTTCAATCTTGTCTGGATCGATGTTCATTGATTAACTCCATAAGTAAGTTTTTGATCTGCTGAACGTCGGTTTTTAATTCATTAATTTCATCTTTTTGTTTTTGACGCTCTTTCTTCATTCTAATATATTGATTATATTCAAATGTATCTGAGTTTACAATTGCCCCAGACTTTTCATCTCTAAAAAGATTTTTATGCCCTTCAATTGGTATCATTATGCTAGTGCAATTGCCCTTAAATCACGGAATCTTGGAGTATAAGATTCATTTGTTCCACTCATAACAATCTTAATTATAAATCCATTAAATTGCTCTAGATCATCAGCAGTATACTGATATTCTAAAAATTCATTATCATTACTGGATCTTACAAAAGCATCTGAAGATCCATCATTTAAGTTAGAATTTATTACAGTATCACCAAAACCATCGCCGTCAATATCAGTTAGGTTATTATAACCAGGGAATAATTCGTAAGTTTGATTAATTTCACTTGAATCGGATCTAAACAACTTATAAAGAACCCTAAAGTCACTTGAAGCGTCTCTATATGCTGTAAGGAGAACCTTCAAAGAAGTTGCTGGTTTTGCCAGATCAATTCTATTTGAAATATAAACAGAAGAATGTGGATCATCTGTCAATTGATTAGATCTAGGATCAGTGACATAATTTAAAATTGGTTTATTCAATCTATTTCTGCTAAACACAAATGTTGCTGCTTCTGATAAATCAATTACAGGGGAAACATTAGAGTTAGTAGTTTCCATTCTAATACCTAATGTCAACGATTTGTTTCTTGGTAAAGAAGACAAACGATTAGATTCATTAACTCGTGAGCAAACAATTCTTGGGGTAGAAAATTCGTTTACTTGATTTAAGGAAACATCTTCATAACCCTGATCAATAAAAGATACTTCAGATCCACCAGCACTTGTTCCAGAAACTGTTCTAATTAATGAGTTTATAGAGGTATTTTCTGGAGAAATAATATTGAACTGTGGGATAATTTCACTAAACTGAATATTTTGTGTTGCTCTACAGTTTGGTCCACCAAGAGTACTCTCATTCGTAAACGAAAGCATAGTATCTCCACTTGATTTATCAGATCTATCAAATTCTAAATGATATCTATCAATACCTCTTTCAGATCTTAATTTGGAATTAGTTGGCATTGTATGTGAATTATTAATTCTGGTTAATGAAACCCCATTAATTTCATATTTGTAAATTAGGTCTCCTGTAGAATGATTTCTTATTGTGGTTTCATTTACACCTCTTTCAGAAATGGATAAAGTATTTGAACCAACAGAAGTATATTCAATAACCTCCTCATTTACAAGAATATATCCTGGATTTGATGCACTTACTGTAGATCCTTCAAAAGATGTAAAGTTTGAGGTATTTGCAATTGATATTGTAGTGTTAGTTGATGTAATATTTGCAGTTAATGCTTCCCCAGAAGTATTTGGAAGAACCCCTCTGATATTTACAATATTACTATTAGAGTGCATTCCGTGATTATAATGTAAAACTTCAAAAACTTTTCCAGTGTAAAGATCACTTGGAACTACCGATTGACCAAGAGTAACTGTTCCTGCAAGAGAAACCTGAGTGCTGCCCTGATAGTATGATAGTACTTGATTATCAGTAAATTCTTCTCCAGAGACATTTGTTAAGAACAATTTGTCTATATTTGGAACTGATTGAACACTAATAGTTGCATCACGTCCCTGAGAAACACTACTTGTTGTTATGCCAAGAAGATCTCCAACTCTATATCCAGACCCAGTATTTGCAATAGAAACAGTAGCTACTCTATTTGATGCGATAGTTACTGTTGCGGTTGCACCACTTCCAGATCCAGTTATTGAGTATAGAGGAACTCCAGAATATGTTCCGTTTGAATATCCAACACCAACATTTGTGGTTGAAACGACACCAATGTTTCCACCTACAAACTCTACATATCCAAAAGCATTTCCTTCACCAATCTTGGCACCAGGTTGTAAAATCGTTCCAAGAGCATATGTCGTAACAATACCAACATTAAGTTTTCTTGGTAATGTTTTGATTGGATTGTTAATCAAAACTGGAACATTTACATCTATCTCAGCAAAAGTACTTCCAATAGATAAAGATGGGTTATGGAAGTACGCTGTTCCACTTGTTGAAGTGAAGTTTGCTTTATAAAATTTAAATTTCAGATCTTCATATACACTTGGAGACCAAATAGATCCGTTTTGAGACTTAAATAGATTTCCACCAACATATTGATTGGAATAAATTGTTTGTTGTGCGTCTGGAAGATTTTGAGTTGCTACTGTTGCTTGATTGGATTCCGCAATCCAAACCTTATAATCATCGGAAGATGGGCAAGAAAGTGAAATTGCATATTGCTTATTTGGTTGTAAATAAATCGGAGATGGGAAAGTAACTTTTGTTGCTGTTGCACCATTAGATGATGTTGTAATACCCGATGGTTCAACTCCAACTCTTGCAAAGTCTTGAATTATTTTGTCTTTTGGAGTTCCACCAATATCAGTTTCTCTAATTTCAACAAAGACCTTTTCCGTAGAATCTTTTCCACTGAAATAAAGATCAACAGCAGTCAAGAATCCACCATCATTATCAGTTCTAAATGTTTGTGATAGTGGATCTTTTCTAAGTGCATTTAATGGAAGAGCTGGTGGTGATTTACGAACAACCAGACTCTCACTATAAACAGAAGCGTTTACAATACCAGATCCATAGAATGTTGTCTCTGTTGATGTGACAGTAGATGAAGTCGAATTTGTTGAACTTGATGATAATTTAAATGTTTTAGCACCAACTCTAAAAGTGGTTGATGGTGCTGGATTTTGAAGTGGATTTCTAATGAAGAAACATCCAACTAGATCACCTACAGAATCTGTAGTAAGTGATTGTGTTCCAACAGTTGCTTGTGCAGAACTTGTTGCACCAACCAGTTTCATACCAGATGGAGTATATCCATAGAATCTGCCATCAGCATCATCTGCTAAAGAATAAGTATCAATATTCAATACTGAAGATGATGATGAATAAGCTGATAATGTAGCATTTGCCGAATATGGATTTGTAGAATATGTTGTTGTTGGATTTGAGTATGATCCAGTTTTGTGATTGTAATTGGCGATTCTAAAAGCTGCTACTTTTATGCCACCAACATATCCATAAACAGTTTCTCCTGATTGGAATGTACCAGAAGACATCGTAATTTTCAAAAGTTTGGGAATAATATCAATATTTGAATTTCCTGCAAAGAATGAATAATAATTGGTAGAAGGAGTTAATCCACTTGCTCTAAATTCAACATTTCTTGATCTAAACTTATCACTAGAAATGGAACTCGGACTTAGATTTGAAACATATGAATTTTCCCAATTACTCTGAGTTCTAGAAATAACGCCATTTTCACTATTGATTGTCCTTACCCAAGTATCTGAAGATGGGGTAAGTTTCACAAATCCATTATAATTGGATGAACCAAATGGATTAATTGTTTCTTCTTTTGTTGCAAATGATTGCTCAAGATTTGTCCAAGACACTTCTTCATAATTTAAGGTAATAAGATCTCCGGTCTTTTTAATATTACTATCTTGAAGAGTAAGATTTGTGGAAAAATCTGCAGTGTTTATATTGATTGAAGATTCTGGAGAAATTTGAGATTTTAGAGAGTAGAAACTTACATCAGATCTCAGTTCATTATCTTCATTATTAGTATCGATACAAACTTTTGCATCTGAATTTTCTATATCAATAAAATTAGTATTATCAAAGTTGTCAACAAAAAATCCAGATTTAAATCTACTCAATCCATCAGCATCTTGAATCTGTAAAGTCTTTGTATTAAGTTCAAGTAAAGTTAGTGATGCCAATTTTTCAACATTATTGATTCTAGTCTCCAGATTACCAATATCTCTCATTGTATATCTCTTATTATCATAGAGATATACTTCAACATCATCCGAATTATAAAGATAAGCTGGCAACTTAATTGTTGCAAGATCCATTGCCTCTTCAATAGATGATGGTTCTTTAGGATTGTTGGCAGAAACTCCCTTTGTAATTACGATTTCTCCATTTTTATTGAGTGAAACTTTATCAATTCTTGGGAGGTAATATGAATATGAAACTGTGGAAGTTTCATTTGGAGAAACAACTAAAGTTGGATTTGAACCAGCAGCTGCAAAATTTCTACTTGAGAATGCAAATGGCGATACACTAGTGTTAGTAAAATCAGAAACTCTTGGTCTAAAATCTAAAACATCGGATGCTCTTGTTCCAGATCTCAATTTTGGTATGTCATTTTTATATCTTTGCCCATCATAACTCTTAACGGTGTAAACATCACCAGCATCATTTGTTGGGACCCTATAATGATCAAAAATAACTAATAGTCTTCTAAATGGTACAACAGCTCCTGTTTTTCTAACTATTCTTGAATAATCATAATATTGTTCCTTTTGACCTTTATCTAGAACAAAATCTTGTGTCTTATTAATATAGGTTCCCTCAGAAATTGCTGCAATTCCTCCAGATATTCCAGATTCTTCAAACCTTACAGTTTCTCCGAAAACAAATTTATTTGAATTTAAATAAACAAACTCAATTTCTGTAGAAGATTTTCTAGTTACAATTTGTGCAATTGCACCACTGGTTGCGCCAGTAATTTTTTCTCCAAGAATAGATTCAGTATCTAAACCTAGTCCAGAAGCAAAGGTTAGTTTATCTAGTAAAATTTCACCATTATTTACAGATTCGTATACTGAAAGAACCTTTACAACATCTGGAACATTCAAAGATATTTCCTCATCCTCAACTCTCAGTCCATAAGTTGTGCTTGAAGATAAACCTGCAATTGAAGTTGATATACCAGAGGAAGATTTATTAACCTCTAATTTTGTACTTCTAACATATAATTTTTGCTTATTGGTTACTGAATTTTTCTTTACAGTAGCATTAACAACAACATTAGTTTGATTAGGAGTGAGTCCAGTAAAAGTAACAACAGTTGAATTGCTACTTAAAGATACTTTATCACTAGAAAGTTGGTCAATAGTTCCATTTTTGTAGAAAATTCCATATCTCTCAGAATTATATGGTTCAAAATATGCACTAGTAATACCAACGTCTGCAAGAGTTAATGATAATGTTCCCGTAGATGTAGTTGATTTGCCAGTTACTTGTCTTCTTACAGTTAAATCTGAAGTAGATAGATTTACATCTGAAACATTATTAGAATTTAACTTTGCATAGAGGAAAGAATTTTCTTCATTCTGAATACTTGGTACACCTAGAGAAAATGTTGTAGTAACAGTTGATGATGGTAATGTTCCCGTACAAACTCCTGTGACGTTAGAAACAGACGCAAGAGTTAGAGTAAGACCATCTGCAGAAACATTTTGAACTCGGTTAAATGTTTCAAGAGAATTTCCAGAAAGTTGATATCTAATTATAGTATCACTCTTTATTCCAACGAAATTTTTTCCAGCACAAGTTGCAATACCAGTAGCACTAATTACAAGTGAATCTGTTGCTGCAAAGTTTTTAGCAATTTTACTTTGAAGGAAGGAATCTGCAACAAATGATGTTGAAAGACCGACTTCAGCAGCATCTTGAAAAACTGATTTTATATCCTGTACACCAAATACCTTTATTTCTGATATTGTTACTGAATTTGCTGTTGATCCATTGATTAAAATTTGTTCTCCAACACTAAATGAACCAGAAGTCTGTTGAACGTTAATCACATTTCCAGATGGATTTCCTACAACATATCCAGATGCACCACTGTTTAAACCTTTAATGTAAGAAGTTTCTGGACATTGCCCAGATGTTAATTGGACATTTAGAGTTAGTTTAGTGTATGTTTGTACATCATAAAGATAAAGATCCCAAGATGAAGATGCATTTTGATATGTGCTAGGTGTAGAATATGAATAAACTCTTGCTTTACCAATTGTATCTCCAGCACCTACTGTGGTAGAATTTTTTCTCTTGCTATTTAAGTATATAATATGATTATTATCAATACCAACTATTGGAGTTCCAGAAACATTATTAACTTTTAATAAACTGCCCATCTCAAATGAAATGGATGAATTTGATACACTAGCAGTATCTCTTGGTTTATCCAAATCAAGAATTGTTGTAGCAGTTTTTTCTACATCAAATCCCCTAACATATGCTTTTCCAGGAGATACTTTTACTGCTAAAAGATTTTCGGATGGTGTATTCCCTTGGTCAGTTCTTTGGGAAGATGAAAATACTCCATCAGAATTCAATCCATCACTCAAAGAATCTGAAACATCAATGTCAAAAGAATCTACGGAATAATTACCAGATTCTTCATATGTTCTCTTTGCAAAATATTCTTTTACTAAAGAATATGTGTTTGAATCTTGAATTTTTTTAACTACACCATTCGTGATTCTTAAAATCTCAATAAAGTTTTTATCATCAGTATCTGATATTCTTTTCTTTGTTAGAGATGCACTTATTTTTAATCTATCTGCTCCTGGTGCTGCATAGTTGGAGAATCCTCTAGCATTATCATATAGACTATTATCTTCTTTAGCATCAACTAGAGATTCTGAAACAAATAGACCAACTCTATATGATGGAGTATTGGTATATTGATCTAAAATTAAAGTATCATCACTTACATTAACAAAGTGTCCTCTAATAAAATAAATTCCTTTAGATATTGAAACGGAAGATGCCGTAGAAGTTGCATCTTGACTGATTAAACTTGCAAAAGTATCACCGCTAGAAATGGTTGTGTTTCCATAGGTTAAATTTTCTTGAAGAATCAGTGTTTCCCCATCTGTAAACTGACCCTCTTCAAAGGATGAATTTGATGAGGTATATCTTACATATAAAGTGTATGTATTATCTTCGGATTCAGAATCAGTTATAACATTTTGAACAACAGCATTTAATTCTGATGTCTGTCCTTTTATTCTTTTGCCAACCAGTTGCTTAAGATATAAACCAACACTCAAACCTACATGTGTTGGATTTATTTTAACTGCATAGTATTGTGGATTATATGTTACATTTCCTGGAACTACTACAGAACCATCTTTAAAAATATGGCTTCCAAAGGATTCAATCTGATTTTGTAAAATTGACTGAAGAGTTGTGAGTTCTCTAGACTGAACTGGAAATCCTGGTTTAAAAAGAACCCTGTAAAAATTTTTATTGGGATCAAAATCGTCATAATATGGGGATACATTAAGATTGGTTTTTTGTGACATCTTTAGAATTCCAGTATGATTTTAATATCTTCTTTTTGACGAGGGTTTCTAGAAACACGAGGTCTATTATCAAGATAGATAATTTCCCCTGATCCTTTATTTATTTCAGGAAGAGATATACCATTAGTAAATTCTGTTGCAAGATTAACTCTCTTTGTTTCTGTAACAGTTGTGGTTATACCAGTGAATGTTGAATCAATAGATGCACTAAAACTATTTGAAGAAGTAATTGTACCGCCACTTATACTAAAATTAACTTTTGTCGCCTCAGAAAGAATAGATCTAGAATCTCTCTGATCATATGAACTTTGATTATAATATAAAGAACGATCTGTAAAATACTTTAATACTTTTGTCTCAGTATCATATGATGCAATGTATCCAGTTGCAGTTCCAACACCAGTGATAGTTTGATAAATCCTATTACCTGGAGTTGCATCTGATGGGTTTGAGACTGATGTTAGTTTCAAACCACCTAGATTTGAGAATTGATTTTCTGTAAAAATTGAAGTTGCCGATCCAATTCTTGTTGGATTTTTTACAATTCCAATCTGAGAAAATCTAGTATCAAGAGGAAAATCCTTAGTTGAATCATCAAAACGAGAATAAATTAAAACTCTGTCAGTTCCTAACTCTTCATATAGATTAAATCCATGACCTTTTGATGGTGGAATAATTGGAATCAGGTGTGCAAATTCTGTTGCTCCAGAGTTAATAGTTGATAAATCTACCCTACCGTAGGAGTAATTTTTCCCACCTGATGAAACTGTAACATCTGTAATCTTTCCACCGGTGACATCAACAACAACTCTACCACCTTCACCATCTCCAAGAATATCTAGTTCAGCGTCTGTTGTATTATATCCAGAACCTTGATTTTCAATATAAACTTTTTTGATTTGATTCTCGTTTACTGTAGAGTCTCCATTTTCTCTAACAGATTGAATTTGAGCATCGGTTGTTGTTGACCAGTTATTTGGAACTGGAATATATTCAATAGAATCAAATTTAATAATGTCGCTAGGAGAAACTGTAAATAGGTATTTCCAAATATATCCGTCACCACTTTCACCAGCTCTTGATGGTTCTAGATCAATAAATGATGGTTCGTCTTGAGAAAAATTTCCAGCAGGATTCGCTACTGAAGATCCATTATCAATACAGATATAAACTCTGTAATCACTATTCATTACATAATAATTTGCATCATATAATCTAGTTGAATTAGTTTGGGGAGAAGTATTGGATATGCTATAATCATGGCGATACATTTCATAAACTGTACCTTGTCTCCAATCTACTCTTCTTACTAATCTACGAATATCATTAGATGTAATTTTTTTACCAAAAATTATAGTATCTTTTACATGATTTAAGTAATTAAAATTGTCAATAGGATTTGGTGTATTTTCATCCCATGATGTTGATCTACCAAAACCAACTGCATTTGGATTTGGTAAACTTAAAAATACATAATAAGAATTACTTGGATCACTGACAGATTCTACAAAATTATTCGCATTTAATATCCTAAATTGATCTGTTACAATTGCTGCCATCGTGAGAGCTTTTTTCTATATTTATAAATGATTATCCAAGGTCTTTTCTTAGTGATCCAGTATCTCTGAGTCCAAATCCACGTCTCTGTAGTGTTGGGAATGTTGTTAAACCAGAATTTACAGTATATCCAGAAACTGCAACTCCAATAGAAGATGTGGTTCTTTCAAATCCAGAGAGTCTTCCCCAAGAGAATCTTCCTGAAATCAAGTTCGGCATTGTGTGAACACCACTAATGTTTGTAGTTGATAATACATTACTTGTTATAATTCCTGTCAAATTATCTCTAGTGATTGAGTGAATCTTGTAGATATTATCAGCAAATGTTGATCCTATACCAACCAAAGTAGAATCACTACTATCAATTGATGTTACTCCGTGGCCAACTGTAGTATCGAAAACATATATTGGATAATTTTCAACCAAAGAATCAATATCAGAAGTTGAATCATAAAGAACATGGAATGTTAGAGCAAGAGGATTTCCACCAGTTCCTGTGCTAGTTGTAATTCCTGTAATAATTCCACTAAACCCTTGTACGAACTCAATTTCAGTAATAATTTCGCTAGAAAGATTTGGTGTTGAAATCGTAATATCTGGTGGATGAGTTGAGGTATAACCAGAACCTGGATTGGAAATACTGGTTAAAGTGACAATGCCTGCAGAAGAAACAAACGCCGATCCAATCGCAATAGACTGATTTTGATATTTACCAAAATCAAATGACCTTACAAGAGCAACAGAATTTGATGCATTCTTACTTAATTCAATCTTACCATTTGATCCGCTAGAAATTCCAATGACAGTTGTTGAAGTGTCAATAACATTTGGAATGGATTTTAAAGTCTGACCAATCTTAACTAATGATGTGTCAATGCCAACAATTACATCTGAACCTATTCCCAAATATCCACCTCTTTTCTTAATATCAAATTTGAACACTGTACCAATACCACCAATTGGATTTCCAATTTTCAAATCAAGAATTGATCCTGGAACATATCCACTTCCACCATCAAGAACTGAAACCGATGTAATATTTCCTGCAGCAGAAACATTTGCTGTAAACGCTGCTGAAACTGGATCATTTCCACCTTGAACTAGTAAGGCAGAAAAATCTCTAATACTAATTGCAGATTCATTCTCTTCATAATTAAAGAATTGTGCATTATCCAAGAAAATTTCAATGTCTGAGGATGAGAAATCTCTAATAACTTTTGATGTTGGGAATACTAATCCTTCAAGAGAATCTCTCACTTTGGATTGCTCATTGTCATTCAATAATAAATCTCTTTTTTGTTTCAACCAATCAACTGGTTTGTAGTTTACACTATCAATACCATCTCCAAGATAAATTCCAGTTTGAACAAGATCTGATGAAAGAATATCAGAAACAATTCTATTGTCTTGACCAATTGTCTGTGGAATAAAGTCATTATTATTAATTTGTAAAGTATCTCCACGTTTGATGGTTTCATTAACATCAACTTCAATACTATCTTGATTTCTTGTTCCTCTATAGAAGAAAATATCTACCTTGTCATTTGATTTTGGTGCTTCTTTGAATGATAGTGTTGTTCCTCCAAAGAATTCGTAAGAAACTCCAGGTTCTTGCATTACACCATTTACATAGATCAATAGAATTGAATCAAGATCAATTAAAGATGAATCTATATCTGAATTATCTTTTTGGAAACTTAATAATTGATTATTCTTATAAAGAGGGAATCTTGTTCTTGTGCCATTTTGTAGTGAACTAATACTATCAATAAAATCAAATTCACCCAATTGCCACGATGCAAATGAATCGACAAATACATCTGTTACTGTGAATTGTAATTCTTCAGCTGGTGAAGGTAATTTTCCATCAGTTACAAGACCTACAACTTTAAATACATCGCCAACTCTGAAAGAATATCCTGGTTTTGTTATTTCATATGACCTAACTTCAAAGAGTGTAGATCCTATTCCAGTTGCAGCATAACTTGGTCCAATATCAATTGTCATTGATAATCCAATTCCAGTTTGAGTAGTATTTCCAATTCCTAGTCTAGAAACACCAATCACTGAAAGATTTTCATATGATGGATCATTTATTTCAAATACAGGATCTGTATATCCAGAACCACCATTGTTAATTGTTAGTGCTAAAGATCCACCAGCTCCAACTACAGCCGATATATTAGCGCCAGAACCAGTTGAATCAGAAACTCCAATTGAAACTGCAGTATTGTATCCAGAACCAAAACTTAATTTGCTGTAGTATGGATATGCAGTTCCCTGTCCAACATAAGTATGTGGAATTGTACTAACTCCAATATTAACATTAAATGTAGTTGCAGAAATAATCCCAACAACTGGGAAAACATTTCCTAATGTTCCATCTGGGAATATTGTGGTTGTTACGCCAATGTGAGCTGATGCACAAGAGAATTCTAAATTTTCAAGATAAACTTCATCCTCAGAAGCATCAAATGGATGATTAGTAGAAGTTGTAACTTCAAGTATTCCTGTATTATTATTATAAGTTGAGGTACTAATTTGATATGCCTGACCATAAGTTGGAATACCAACAATATTTGTAATTGCACCTCCAGTAACTTCTGCTCTTAGTTTTGCACCAATTAAAGGTGCATACCCTAATCCACCTGTTTGAGCAACAGAAAGAACAACACCACCTCTAGGAAGTTGATTTTGGTTGACATCAGAATCTATGATGATAATATCATCAGTATTTGGTCTTCTAACTCCAGTAAATGTTACACTAGAAATACCAGTTAAAGGTGTTTCTGCAAAGGCATAGTTATTTCCAATATTATTTGTGGTGTCTGGAGTTTGGAATACGTCATTTATGAAAACTAAATTACTTCCTGCCTCTAGACCAATAGTGTTTTGTCCTTCTCTATAAACAGTGAACGTTTGTCCAATACCATTAAATTCTAAGGAAATATCATCATAAATTTTATTATTTGTATAATCTTTGCGTAGGTAAACTCTACCATTAAATGATGATTTTGGTAATGCAAGATTGCTAGAATTCAATCTATCATTATTGCCTTTACCATCTGGTGCCTCAGTAAAATGAATCTTATTTCCAACAATATTGTATGCACCCTTATATATTCTTGCGACACTTCCATCAGTGTGAGTAGTTGCTGATGATCCAACAAATCCTCTAGAGACCTCAATAATTGGAATAGTACCGATTCCAGTGATTGGTCCTGAAGAAGTTGTACCTAAACCAACATTTTTAATATTTAAGTATTCATTATCTATTTTTAGAATATCTTTTGGTCTAATTGAAGAAATTCCGCTCAATCCTAAGAACGTTACTCCAACTCCAATCGTTGGTTGGTTATATTGTAACGTGTAAGTCAGTGGAGTGTACATTAATGGATATTGTGTTACACCATCAACTGTAATTAATGATTTCTCAAGTTTTTTCTTCATTTCAAGTTTATGGCGATTGCCACCACCAACTGAAGTAAATGTAAACCCAACTCCACTTCCACCAGCAGTTCCAGTAATCTTAAATTGATCCTTAGAAATTCTTATTGCATAAACTGTAGATGGGCATATATCTGTAGTAATTCCAGTTGAATAGGTCTTTCTAAAAGTAGATCCGATAGAAACACCATCAAGAGTCAGTGCAAATGATTGATCTGTCGAATAATAAATTCTATTTGATCCCTCTGGTATTGTTTCTGTTGAGGTAATGGAATTAATTCCAATAGATGTAATTGTTCCTAATCCAGTATTATCACCAGAGAATATCCCAGCACCTACAGTTAAAATTGTGGTGTTTCCAACTCCTGTAATAACTGTTGATCCACCAGATACAACATTACCAACAAAGAACGTATAATCAGTACTAATTCCAGTGATTTTTGTTGTGCTAGAAGGAACTGACTGACCAAAAATAAGAGTATCTGTAGATATTCCAGTTGTTGCTGCAATACCAGTAACTGTTGAGAATCCAGCAATAAAATCCGCAGTAAAAAATAATCCTGCGACGATTGTCTCACCGATTCCCATTGGTTGTGGATTAATACCAATCAATGTTGAATCTGGAGTATAGATTAATTCTTCACCAGTTTCAAAGAAATGGTTGTCAATTGAAAATACTCCAGTTTCGCGGTTTAAGGTAGAAGTAGTATTTGGATTAAAAGTCTTCTCAAAAATTGGAATTCTATTATAGTTAAGATCAAAATCTAATTTATCTTTTCCAAAGTCATTTATTGAACCATAGAAAGCATTTGTTATATTTTCTATCGCATTCCCATAAACAAGAGAATCTGGAATATTAAATTCGTCAATATCTGAGTAAATGAATTGATTAAATGATTGAACAACAATATTATCTGAAGAATATTCAGAATCTGGATAGAATTTAATAATAACATTCGTTCCATCCATTTCTGATCCAAATGTACCTATTCCAGTTTCAGACCCAATAGTTATAAATGGAGCTTGTTGTATACTTGTTCTAAGTTGATCGGCAACAACAAACAAGTTATGAACGGCAACGGTTGATCCTGCAGAAACTTTTATAATAGACTTTAGAGAAGAATCAATAACACTATCAAAGGATAAAACTGTAGAAATGCCAGAAGTAATCTCATATTGAGAATCCATTCTTGCAGTTCTTTCTGTTCCAGGAATTTGTCCATCGACAAGATATCTAAATGTTCCAACACCAACACTAGTGCTTCCAATACCAACAGTTTTTGTCTTAATTCTTAAATTATTATTGCTATTTTCATTACTAAATGTTAATGAAATAACTCCACCACTAACGTTTAATCCAAAAGTTCCTAAGTAACCACCAGAAACATTAGTATTCTTAGTGTCAAAGTAAAACTCTGCTAAATGTGTATCCTGCCCATCATAGTGTCCAGCAACTTCAAAATAGTTTGCCTCATTAGTTGTTGTATCAAGAATGTGTGCAGAAACATAAACTGTATCATATTGTGATGAAAGTGCTTGGAATATGGTTGTACTTATTCCAAGTAATCCAGATCCAGATGCTGGTCCAACATTTTCAGTCCTAGATGAAAGTCTGGTGAATCCAATCTCAGTAAATCCAATTCCAATGCTAGTTGTTTCAGTGCTAAATGATTCTCTATAAATTTTCAAATTATAATTGAAGTCATTTGGATTTGCTGGAGTAAATCTTAGAACAGGATCTCCAACATCACCAAATTCTCCAGAAAAATCTCCAAGTTTTTGATCAGTGAATAGATCAACCTTATTTAATGTATATGTATTATCAAAATTATTTAAAACAACTAATTCACTAAGTTGAGAACTTTGCTTATCTTCATCAATGATTTGAATAAGGAATTTTGAATAAAAATCAGTAATTGGATACTCTACAGTATCTGTAAATATATTTTTATTAAATTCAGAACTAGAGAATCGTCCACTAATATCATCAATTTGCAATACTCTATTTGTTCTACACTCGATATAGTCAGATAATTTTTTATTTTTAAAGGTAATAAATCTGGACGAATTTGATGATGGATCATAATCCAATACTAGATCAAAATTACTAATAGTATCAACTCTTCTTTCAGAAATAAAATCTAGGACTGGTAGTAAAGAAATTGAGGATCCAATAGAAACACTAGATGTTGATACAATTTCAGTATCTGCAAAATTCTTCATCCCGGAAGGGTGTACAAGGTTATTAACCTTGTCAATCATCTTCACGAATTCAATGGGGCTTTTTATTGTATATGAAAGATTTTGATAGTAATCATTATCGGGTATTACTTGGAAATCAAAATTCAGTTTTCCAATGTCATCTTTCCAATCAAATTCTCTTCTATTGGAATAGTTTATATTAAATCTATTTTCAAACTTATATACATTATTGATAGTTGCATAATTGCCAGAATTATTACCTTTGATAATATCACCGATTTTTATTTCAGAATCTCCATTTACTTTAATAAAGTTACTTCTAACTACAGATGTTACTAAGTCTGAGGATGAATTATTAATTAATAATCCTTCACCCTCAAAGAAAAGACTTGGTACTCTATTGATAGAAAATACTGGATAGTTTTGATCCTTAACAATTGAATTAAAGGTAGTTTGAATAGTTACTGGAGTTCCAGCATTTTCTGTAAACTCTCCAATATTATACTTTAAAATTGCTGGATTTGAGTTTGTAAATTCAACAACTTCAAAGAATTTGTATCCATTATCAGCAGAATTAAATCCTGTTCCTGGAGATGTTATAACTCCAAGAGCATCTGTAAAACTTTGTTTTTGTATTCCCTCTACAAAAATTCTATCTCCAACCTCAAATGGTGGGATGATAAATCCATCAATAGGAGGAGTACTAAGTTCACACTCAACTATACCGCCAGTATAAGATAAAACTCGTCCAACTTGAACGCCATTGCTATTATTAATTGCAAAAATTCTATGAGAAACATCATCTAGACCTTTTGGTTCTTCAATAACATCAACGGAAATAATAGTATTTCCTTTAAAGTTGGCAACCAACAATCCACTGTTTACAATAGTATTGGTATATTGATTTACCACAACCAATGAAGGTGCTGAGATGTAATTTTTACCACCATCAATAACATTTACTCTATTAATTTTTTGTGACCCTTCTAAGGTCAATAGTGTGGGAATATCTGCTTGAGGTCTTAAAGTCTTATCTGATGGATATTCAAAACCTTCATTTATAATTCTATATTCATTTAATTTTCCAATATTTGATGTATTTGCCATTAAGATTGCATCAGTACCAACACTCGTTGATGAACCTGTTGATAATCCAACAATTCTTGGAACAATATTGTAATTAAATCCGCCAGAAATAATATTAACATCTTCAATTGGACCAGATGCTGAAAGTGATGATGTAGAATATTCTAAAGCATCACAATCTTCAAAACTATACACAGTTTTTTCTGGAACTTCTTGAAGAGAAATATTAAATGATGTTGAACCTATACCAAAAACTTTATAAGATCCATTGTATAAACTGTCAGTATATAAAATTTCTGAATAATTTTTTACATCAGTATCAGGTTCTAATACATCTCCATTCTTTTCAAAAGAATAGTACAACTTAATAGGAGTAGAACTATCATAATTAACGGTAATTGCCGTCGTAACACCAGAAACTATAGTTTTTTGAATATTAAATGTATCCGTAGATCCTGTTGATACATATTCGTTGGTCAAAGAATTGTCATAGTAAAGTTTGAATTCATAATCCAACAGTGAAGAATCTGATACATCAATTACAAGTTTATTATTCTTAATAACACTTAATTGTGGGTTAATTGAACTTATTTCTTGATTTGCTCCACCAGAACTTCCAATACTGACAACTATTGGTGGATTTGCAAATACATCCGAATAAGTTTCTGATAGTTTTATATTATCATCATCAATTCTATAAACATAATATCCGCCAGTTGAAAGACCACTAGAAATTAGATCGTATGCGGTATAAAATACCTTTTGACCAGAAACATATCCATGATTTGGAATACTGATTTGATTTGTTGATGTATTAACTCTATCTGAAGTAAATCCAACTGGATTTACTAAAAGTTTTTTGTTATATGAATCATACTTTACTCTAATTTTTTCTGAGGACCCTACCCCAACAGAAAGTTTTGGTTTAATTGTTAATTCAACAACATCATTATCACTCAAATTATGAACTGTTGATATTGCAACGGTAGATTTAATTCTCTTTGCAGTAGCACTTATCTGATTATAAGTTGTTTCAAATGAATATTCATAATTATTGGATGCATTAGCAGTAAAGAAAAGTCCATTTGTTGTGGATGTTAATCCAACCTGAGTTGTTAGACCAATGAAATCTTTAGATTTGTTAATTACATAAACATATTGACTCAATCCAGAGAATGGGACATTAAATGTTGATCCGCCAGAAGTATCTGATGCTGTTAATGCACTCGATGCTACGGGAATTGTAAGTAATATTCTCTGATTATTTTTGAATGGATGATTTGGCAAATAGATGCTCTGAGTTGGTACAGAGACTGTTTTTGGAGAATTTCCAATGTAGTAATTTACAGAAGTCTCTACACCAGTATTAATACCAACACCAACGGACTCAACTGGATTGAAATAAACTTTAATATTTTTTCTAGAATCAAAATATTCACTAGTTAGTGGAATTGTGAAAGAATCTGAGAAATAATCGACAATAGCACCAGAAGTATGCGCTGTTCCGGTAAGACCTCTTTTTACTCTTAAAATATTATCAGAATCAAACTTATTAAGAACAGAGAACATTTCTGTCCCAATACCAATTGTTGTGCCAGATCCAACTAGAGAACTAATAGTAGAAACGTATATATCTGTTACTAAACCAACATTAGATGGAATGTCCTGAACTAATGAGGTTCTATCTGAAGAAACTCCTATTACGTGAGATTTGGAAAGATTTTCTACAAATGTGGACAAACCAGTAATGGTTATATTGTCTCCAGACAATAAGGAGTGATATCCTGCAGTATGAACTCTTACAGTATTTTTATCTTGCCACTCTATAATAGAATTTTCGAAAATATTGTAAGTGGTTTCTATATTATTAATAGAATATCCTTTTATTTTTGCTACTTCTGCAGAAGCACCACCGCCTCCAGTATTTTCATTTTCAAATGTTAGTAGATTTCCAACCTTATAGTTAGATCCTGGATTTATAATAGATATTGAATTAATTTCTCCATCGGATACAGACTCTACTGTAGTAACCTGATTTAAAAACTTATTAGATTCAAATATAAAATCATTGCTAGAATCATCTTCATTTATTCTATATGGGAAAGTATTTCTAACTAATTTTGATCCATTAAAATCAAATGATTGATCTAAACTATTTGGTAGTGGTTCTGATTTAAAAGTATCACCAACAAAGTATGGAAAAACTGGTAAAAGTTTTCCACTTGGGAAAGCAGTTGCTACTCCAACATAATATGCGTAAGTTCCATTTGGATATTCTGGAGTTTTGGCAAATCTACCATTGTGTTCATCAAGATGTCCTGAATTAGTATACTTATAGTCCTCTATAAAGAATCCAGTATCAAATTCATTTATTGGAGGTCTATTATAAACATTAGATGTTGAAGACTCATATCCAGATTCTAAACTTACAATCGTCGAATTATTATCTTCTGGATCTGAGTATCCAAATGGTCCATATATTGGGTTTCCATCGATGGCCCACCCAATAACTCTAGAATGTCCAGTATCTGATTTTGGATCTAAAAATTGAACTCCCTCTCTATCTGTAGAATAACCAACCACTCCATATGATAGATTGTCCTCATATTCGGTCAGTATTTCGTCTGAGAATCTAGAAAAATTATTGACATTTAGATATCTGACAGAAGATTGTAATACTGCGTTTTTCCCAGCAGATATCACAGAAATTGATGTATTTTTATCTTCATAATTAACACCTTGGTTGATTATGATTACATCCTTTATAACTCCATTTTGAACTACTGCTCTTAGTTGAGCACCAGATCCAGTTCCATTTACTTTTAGGTTCGGGGCAGCAGTATAATATTTTCCACCACTCTGAACTTCTACTGCAATTATTCTTCCTGCTTTTAAAATCGGTTTTAATTCGGCACCAACACCATTTCTGATCGTTATTGACGGATCTTTATGGAAGTTTATAATTGTAGATCCATAATTAGTCCCCTTTTCATAAAGGTATGCATCAACAATCTCCCCTCTAACTTGAGGAGTTGCAACAATTGTTCCAATTCCAGTATATTCTGCATTAACAACAATTTCTATAGGAGGGTATTCAAAAATTTGATATCCTTGTCCAGTCGATTCAAATTTTACAAATTTTCTTCTATTAAAGTCAGTTGTTGCAGCACCAATTGCATCTGCCAATTGGAAATTGGAATTATCTAATTTAATAATGCGATATTGGTTGGAAGATGAGAGACCAACAATGTTTGAAGTTTCATAAGAATAATTAATTAGATCACCATCTTTAAATCCATGGTTTTCAAAAGTAACTTTATCAAGTTGAGTAGATATTCCAGTTGGTTTTACACGTAATTTTCTATTTTCATATCCACTTCCAGAATTGAGAACTTTTATTTCGGAAATTACGTTTTTTGGTTCATATAATCTAAATTTATGAGTTCCTCCAGTGTTAATTGTTGTGAAACCAACAGTATTAATACCTGCTAGATAATCTTGCTCAGTCTCATATAGGTAAATTGATCTTGTGTTTATAATTTGTGGATAATAAACTGATCCATTAACAAGATATCTTTCTTGGTCAGTATTTGAGAATTTAAATGATCCTATCCCTAAAGGTAAATTACCTGCTGGATTATATACAATTCTTTCGCCGTCTTGTAAGTTATGTGGACCATTAAATGTAATGGTTTCATTAGAAATATCTACACCACCAGTTGCACCAATTCCTGCTTGATTGCCATTGAATTCAATTTCTCTATATTGCTTTGACAATAAAGCTTCTAATTCTGCACCAACACCATTTCCACCAGAAAGAGTTACAGAGAGAACTCTATTAATGTTAAAGTCTTGAGGGTCCACAATAACACTTTTTAAAGATCCTCTAACGACAGGTTGTGCTAGTGCCGTTGTTCCAAAACCAACTGGATCTGATATGACAATTGTTGGAGGATTAATTACATCATAATCTTCCCCACCATTGTAAATTTTTAGAGAATCAAGTGGTCCATAGTAGATTCTATCATTTGATTTATAGTTTATAATATCAACACCATTGATCAGTTTTCCAATTGCTCCAACTTCAGTCGGAACGTTAGAATCTGCTTTTGTATTTGGTTCTAATGGGAATTTTAGTAATGATTTTTTAGGATATATTGATTTATTGTAATGCTGTAATAAAGTAAAACTATGATTTGAAGATTCTCCATATCTACCAAACTCAACAAAACTTTGTGTTGCAATAAATGATCTTGCATTATAAAGTCTTATCTTATTCTTTCTTCCAGAATCCTCCAGAACTTCAACATAATATGTTTGTCCAAAGACAAGATTTGGAAATACCTGATCATCTCCATGATAAACTACAGCATCACCAGTGATAAAAGGAACGTCATCATTGAATGATAGAACTGAATATAAATCTGTTAATGGATTATAATTTTGGAAAATATCATCAAGTACTGAGGTTGGTGAGACGCTAATATTTGCTGTAGATAATTTTTTAGTTATTTGATAACTTGGAAGAGAGTTTGATGCGACATACATATACGCATCATTTTCAATATAAGTGTTTTGTACGTTTGCAAGAATGCTAGAATTGCTTAATGTAGTGTTTAATGAAGAAGCGTAATTATATCTTCTTCTAATGCTTAATCTTCTATCAGAATTGACACCAGTAATATTTTTATTTAAAAATACAACTCTTGGTAGTGTTTGTTCTGGTCTATTTGTTATTGAAGTTACAATCGCATTTTCTAATACAATATTCTCAGAATTTCTATCTAAAATATCTACAATATCACCGACTTTTAAACTAGACTTATCTGGTACTTCAAAAAGAATTAATTGATTGTTGGTAAAGGATTCAATTTCATATCTAGATCTAGTATTATAGATCCAAGTATTAAATGAAAACTGCTTTTTGTCTTTATTATCATTTACAATTTTTTGACCAAGATTTTTTACAGAAAAATTATCACCCTCTAAAAGACGAGTAAAATTATCAACATCCTCAATACCAGACAAAACTCCAGTAATCCTTAATTCAACTTTTTTACTCAGATTTCCATCTTCATATCCATAAATGATGTCATTAGATCTAATATCTGATGATGTAGATATTGCAGTTGTTACGCCTTCACATCCAAAAAACTGATTAATACTTTTATCAGTATATGTAATTGTATTTGATCCAGAAATCAAAGTTCCAGATTCTGCAAATCCTATTGTACTATCTACTGTAATTACAGATGATCCAATAGGTACATTATCAGAAACAATAGTTTTAGGAGTAATTTTAAAGGTTCCTTCGACTAAACTCTTTTCATCATATCCAGAAAAGAGTTGTATTTTATAAAAAGTTTTATTAGATCTTGTTATAATTTCAACTTCAGAGACTGGTCCAGAAGCAGTGTTATCAATACTTCTAATTACTTGCCCGACTAATTTATTAGGATCTCCAGAAATTACTTCTGTTACTAATACCTCTCTACGAATAAACTCTGCATCAGAAGGTTTTAGAAGAAAATCTTCAAGATTTACAACCTTTGGTGTAATACCATAAAGAACATTAAATAAGATTCTGAAAGATTCATCTGTTCCTTTGGAAAGATAAAAACTACGAGCGTTCTTTATAAAATTATTTACATCAAGAGTTGGTACAAAATCAACATCTTCAAATCCTGGTGCAAGAAGATATTTTAGTTTCTTATAAAATTCTTTTAGAAATAGAGCACTTAAATTATGAACTCTTGTCTCATTTGAATGTGAGGACGCTAGAGTTGATTCAAAAATAAGTTCTTCTGGATTCGTCTGGTTTCTATAACTTGATATTCCACTAAAACCACGTACACAACCAGTGAAACTATTGGTTGTAATACCAGTGTATGTGATTATTTCATTATTAATTTTGAATAGACCATACTGACTTGGAAATCCTTTTGTCGACTCAACATAAATTGTGGAATCGTTAGTGGAAACCGAGTTAGTTAAAGTAGTGATCCCTACAATAACTTCTGGTGTTAGATTGTTTAAATTTAGGTATTGATCTAAATTTTCAGCAACATCAATTGGTCCTCCCTGGAATTCCTGGGAGATATAATATTGTTTTAGAAAATCTACAGTTTTTGGTGACTCGCTAAGTAAAAATTCTGGTAACTGATTCTCAATAATTTGCTGTACTTTTACTCTAGCGTCAAAACCAGTTGTAATCATATCTCCTCGTTACCTTGTTAACTTACCGTTTGAATAACTTGATCTTACAGGGAAACCAACACCGGAAATTTGCTCTCCAGATGATATAGTATCTTTAACCATATTTATAGTGCTTTTAGAAACATCAAAGACCAAATATAAATCTTTGAGTCCAATAACATCATTTGATTCTGGATATGCCTGTATTTCAATAACATCATTTGGAAGAGAAGTTGAAATGATGTTAATGGTATTAATGATTATTTCACCTTTTGTGTAATCAATAGTCCCTATGGACTTTTTAACAATCTCATAGGTGTTTGGATCTATTGTTGGTTTTACAATAGAAAGAACGCCAATATCACTGTCTTCTGTTGGAACATCGGAGAAATAAACAATATCAGGTTCTCCCGCAACTCTAAATCCAGAACTCTTAATATTATATCCAGTAATATTTTTATGGAATTGATTTCCAAAACAAATCTCATACTGTGCAAAAGTATTCAAAACGCAGTTCAGATTTCTTCTCATCTTCACTTTAGTAATGTTTGAAGTAATCGAAGTGTCTACATTATCAATTACTTGAAGTAATTTACTATACTTAAATCTTCCACCAAATTTATTAAGATCGACAGACTCTGAATATTTACTTAATGAAGAGACAATTTTGGAATTCAAATCTTGTATATTGCTGACTCTCGATGAATTGTAATAGACATCACTGTCAATTTCCACATATAGTAGTTTAAGATCAATAATTTCTTGATTAATACCAGATATTGAGTATTGCTTCAAGTCATTTAAGATTTGATTTTTTGTAAAGTCTGAAATTGATGTTCCATTCTTAGGTTTAATACTCAATAAAACCTTTCCATATTGTGGTGGGTCAAGTTCCTCACCACCTACAACAGAAACAGATTCTGTATTTGGATAAATGGTCTGAATAATTGCCTCATAGTCTTTTGCAGTAACTGCACGATACTGTGAAGAATATACTCTTGGAGCAAAGTATTTTACTGATTCGACCGATTCAATGCTACTGCCGCCACCAGCGCGAGAAACAGTCGTAATATTTACTGTTCCTGATGGTGTAACAAGAAAATCATTACTATCTACTGTAGTACCGGAATATGAGAACAATGATGGTCCATTTCCATCTTCACCATCGGTTGTAATGTAACTAACTCTAACTGTAGTTCCAGTTTCTAACTTTTTACCAATAATTCCATCACCAAAGAGTAATTCATACTTCTCGTCGGCAATTTCTTGTAAGAGATAAATCTCAGAATTTGAATTAACTGTAAAAATATTGTCTACTTTCTTATATTCACGAGTTCCAACCTTGACTACGATTGTACTAGTATCAATATTTGGGTTGTTTAGGATAAAACGTTGATTTGTTGAATTATCTACTACAAATTCTTTGGTTAAATATATTCCCTGATAAACTTCTATATTATCAAATGTTGCCGTTCCACCGACATTATTTCTTGTAATGTCTTCTGGAATTGAAAATGTATAGGAGGTGTTGTCAACCGCTCCTATACACACCAAACCAGCTTTGAGTATAGTTTGTGCCGAACTACTAGAAGAGGTTATATTGAAGGACACAGATGCCTTTGCGGCACTTCTAGAACGAGGAACATAACCAACATTCCTTGCAAGAGAAACAACATTCTCTCTTAATGTTGCCGAATCCAAAAAGGATTCATTGACAATCATATTTGAGTTGAATGCTGTAATATATGTGTTATATGCAAGAGTATCAATCAGAACGGAGAAGTTCGATCCTTCAAAGTCAAAATCCGTGAACGTTGAGTTCGCACGGAGATAATCCTTGATGGATGTTCTTATCTGATCAAAATCTAGGTTTGTAAACTTTGTGAAAGGCATATTATCTTGTTGCCTCTAGGATATATGTAAACTGTTGACGAGGAACTTCTAATCCCACGATCGTAAATGTTATATTAATCTCAAAAGCATTCAAATCTGGTCTTGGATCTACGACAATTCGTGGATTTTCGACTCTTGGTTCGTAATTTTCAATTGCAATCTTAATCTGTTGCTCTAAAACCGATGCAGTACCGAAATCAACAAAATCGAACAGACTTGTTTTTACATCTGCACCAATTGTGGGATTAAAAAATCGCTCACTTGGGATGGTTTGAACAAGATTTCGAATTGATCTCCTAATTGCATCCTCATTTTTAAGTACAAGAATATCCTTGGTTACGGGATGCATATCAAATGATAGGCTAATATCCTTAAATCCTCTGGATATTCGTTGTACCGACATCTATAACGTAGTTTTAGGTACTAATATTTATAGACCTATCCCATAATTTGGTTCTGTTCCATATTCCCAGTCATCATAGTCTTCATCATTGCGAATTTTTGCATGTAATTCGCTCTGTTCCTTTAAATGGTGCTTTTTGGAAGGTATTTCATCGTGCATAATCTCTTGAATCACCTTTTTTTCTTCAATTTGAGTCAGACTTCCATAATCAGAGATCAATTTTGTGGTTCCCCACATCTGATACATGTAGTTTGAGTCTCTGTCAACGGGTGAATTTGCCATTTTTGCTCCTGTTTTTGATAAAACAGAACTTTTTAAGGGGTTTCTATCCCTTGATGCTATTTATTTTACCCAAAAACCTTCTCTAAGGTAATCTGGGTCGCTTATATAACGATAATTTTCTTTCATTTCCATGGATTGACCTTTCCAAACTGGTATAGCAACTTCATTTTCGTATCTAAAGTCAGGATTTCGACGAAAATGAACCTCTATTATGTGATTTCCTATAAATTCACAGTTAATCCACTCATAATCACCCTTTAGTTTCTTTAAAATCTCAGGAAACTCTATCTGAATATTAATCTTTTTCCATATATCCCACTTATACAGTGGATTATCATCATCACGAATACCCAAAACGGACAATTTCTGTTTCCCATTCTGATAGTCAACACTAATATGATCTCCCTCAAAGATTTCACACCAAAATTCTGAAGGATGAAACTTTTCAGTGTACTTATGAATAAATTCTTTGCGAGCAAAACGCCCCATTCCAAGTAAATTCATACAAGGACGAATAATATAAAAGTCGGGTTTAGGAACACTTGTACCAACAGGACCACAAGTATAACCCAAAACCCGACTTAGAATCAGTTTATTGTATGCCCAAAGGTCTTCAGAATGTATTCTATTCCATTCTTCATTACCTTCTAAGTACATCAGCCCTTACCTTGACCCCTGTACTTCTTTCCCGCTTTATTGCGAGACGACGCTGCGTACTTAGTATTCATACCTTTTCCTTGACGAGTTTTCTTGGGCGCACCCTCAACATAACCGCCACCTTTACGAGCTGCCATAATACTTTCTCCTTAATAAAAAATCAAATAACACGTGTTTTTTCGTGACCAACGCGAATACGAGGATCACACCAAATTTCAAATCCTGCTTCTTTCGCATCAAGACAGAAAGAAACATCCTCACCGCACATATCTTGCACTTCTCCTGATTCAAAGACTTGCATCTTCGGTGCGAACCAGGGATACTTCATTTCAGGATGCTCGAAGACTCCTTTCTTGATCAGAAGCCATCCAAAACCAGTGTAATCCACAGTGAAGGGTTTACGACGCTTCTGAATGCTTTCAAGAGTTTCGTGATTCATCACACCACCATTACCACGAAAATCTTCTTCGTCTAACCAGTGTGCAACCGATGTGGTATGACCATCTTCAGTGCAGTACCAACCAGCAGAAATGTCCTGATCCATCAGAACCAATTGCCAGAACTTCTCAGAGTTGAATACAATATCACTATCAATCCATAGTTGATAATCATATTGCAACTTACCATCCCAGGGAAGTTGATCTGGTCCACGGAGAACATTTGCACCAAGACATTTGCATCGTGCAAAGTTTACCATTGAAGAATAATCTTGCGAGATTTGGATACTTGCTCCTGCTTGTACCAAATCAAAGCATAATTGAACAAAGTTCTTTAAGTACGTATATGAGACTCCTCTTCCAGGTAGACAAAACACAATGGACTTTCCTTGTACCATTTGTTTTGCAAGATTATAGTCCCATTCTTCTGTACTTTTATTGGCAACGGGTGCCTTTGCTTTAACAGTGAATCCTTTTGACATGAGATAAAGTCGTTACATCAGTATCATACAATATTATCTAGGTGAAGTCAAGAGAGGCAATTATTCCTTTTCGACTTCCGTGATTACAATACAATTTCCCTCAACTTCCATGTTTACTTCTGTGCCTTCGTACCATCCAAAATCATTCAGAATCCATTCGGGAATCGTTACATAATATTCACCAGTAATTGGATCGACTTCTATGGTCGTAATATTTTCTCCGGGATTTTTTTGCATTTCCTCAATCTTTTCCATTGTTTTTATATAGCGAAAAAAAATTTTATAGTGCTTTGTAAATTTAGATGCCTTCCGTAACACTTTATAGCTTATGGGAGGTAGGGGGTTTTATATACGGGGGGGCATCACG